TACCATCTATGTTACCACCATCAACATTCACTGAGTTAAGTGTTGCTAAACCTGTAGACTGTAGAGTAGTGAACTTACCTGTACTGTGTGAGTTTGCACCTACAGTAGCACCATCTATCGTACCGCCATTTATGTCGGCTGTAGCGGCTACTAAAGATGTGTTAGCATTAAGTGTAGTAAATGTACCTGCTACTGGTGTAGCTGAACCAATAACAGCATTATCAATAGCACCTGAGTTTAGGTCTACTGATGTAATAGTTGTAGTACCTACAAGTGTTGATGTACCTGTAACACTTAGGTTATTGTTTAGTGTAGCACTTGTAAATGTAGCAGTTGTAGGTGTACTTGCACCGATGATAGTACCATCAATATTACCTGCATTAATATCTACAGTAGCTAGAGTAGCTGTACCTTGTAAGTGTAAGTCTTTGAACTTAGCTGAAGTTGAACCTAAGTCAATGTCGTTAGTTGTAACTGGGAGTATAACACCATCTTGGAAACGTACTTGTTCTACAGCGGCTGAAGATACTTCTACGAATACACCAACTCTATTGTTTGACGTATCAATAACAACTTTGTTTAGTGCATCAACATCACCGATAAGCGGAATGTATCCACCTTCTCCTATTGAACCATCGTGCTTGTGACCACTTGATACAGCAAATGCATCACGGAGTTTGTTATACTCAGCGTTAATAGGGGCTGCACGTAGTGTAGCTGTTGGTACTATGTCTGCTATAGACTGTCTTACGTAACCTGCCAAAGTATCATCTCCTGTCGGCTGTCTCATACGTCAAGGCTATTGCCTGTATAGTATGACTTGCATTTGTATTGTTTGTAACATAATTTACTGAAACAGAGTTACCTGATCCTGATATGTTGGTAAGAGTTTTAGGTGATGGGTTACCATCGTAGATACCACCTGCTCCATATATAGCTGTACCATAGACTGAAGCAGCACCCTCTGTACTAAACTCATAGTTTGTTGGACTTACTGTATTTGTATCATCATAGTCGTAAGATACACCAACAAATACTTCTGTGTTACCTTCGGACTTAAGATATGTATTTACTTTATGTACTACCTTACGTACCTCTGGATCTTCCATATAAAAGTAAGGTGTTTGAAATAAACTGAATATATCTCCACCTTCAAAACTATTGCCTCTTTCTTGACGATGTACCTTACCAGAACCATCACCATGTATTACATGTTCAAACTGTCCTATGTACCCACTATCAACACAGTTAGCTTCTATACCAATCAACTGGCTATACTCAAAGATACTCTGTTTATTCTGACTCTTACGTATACCACCTATCAAAGATAGAGATGAGTCATTCTTAAAGAAGAATCTAAACTGTGACTTCTTCCTAAGTACCACAATAGCAATATCAATAATCTGTTCTGATAAGTAGTAGTTATCGAAGATAGACTGTATTTCTTTAGATACAGTAGCAAGCTCAACGTCACCAATTTTATCAGTACCAGATATAGGACGTATACCATCAGGCCCTAAGAAGAGTAAGTCACCACCAAATTCTACCACAGAATCAGGAGCAAGGCAACCCATATTTGATGTAACATTTTCTAATACGAAGTTAGCCGCATTGTTACCTGTCAACCTTTTAATATTATTAGCACCAAAGATATATAACTGGTTACGGAACTTTTTAACTGCTGTTATAGTATAACCTACATTAATAACACCAGCACCGTTAGCAGGACTAAAATCAGAATAGTTTAGTGGAGCACTAAAGTGGAGATTATAAGGTTCAGAAGAATCACCACACAAGAATATATGAGATGCAAACTCTTCAGAGTACTTAGGGTCATTTGGAGCTTGTGCATGAGTTATCTGTGCATAAGCAGTACCATTATATGTAGATGCAGGATTTACACCATCAGTTAAAAGTAATACTTCACCTGACCAGTTAAAGCTAGTAAACCTTACCCTACTAACATTAGTCATATCAGGATTACCAGCTTCTGGTATAGCTACCCAAGATGAGTTAGAGTCTTGCCACTTGTATAAATAATCATGTCCAGATGTAGGTTTTCTACATGCAAATATACCATCGTCTAAGTTACCATTTACTGCTACACCTAGTACAGCACCTGTACCTGGAACTGTACCATAGTCATTAGCATACCCACTAATACGACGATACCCACCAGCTAGGGCAGGTTCATAATTAATCATACGTATAGCACTACCTGATAAGTTTGAAGCTTGGGTTAAAGGATCAACATTAGTGATCAACCCTCCAGCACAAACTGATAGGTATGTACTTAATCTATCTGCCATTTAGCCAAAACTCTTAGTTATAACATTAGAACCTTTTGGTATTACAGTAGATAAAAGAGAATCTTTACTATCCACAACAAGTCTTCTCATAGACTTAATACCTATTTTAAACTTGTCCTTATGTAGTTGTGCTGATTGTTCATTAGATCTAAAGTGCATAAGATACATCATAGCACCATCAATAATAACATGTTTAAACCTATCAGGTATAATACATACATCACTACTAGCAACTAAATCATTTGGAAACTTCCAGTATTTATATTCAATAACATAAGCTACGTCAGGTACTGGAGTAACACCAAACTTTTCTTCTTGTGTTTTATATATGTTTAAAGGTTTTGTATAACCAGCTGTACCAGAAGTATCATCATCAGCTCTACGTGTTGATAAATACTGTTCATATGATAATGGTTTTAAAACACCTGGGTCTGTTGTATTTGTATTCTTTAAATAGAAAGATTCCCAATCAGCTTTTGAATAGTCTGATGGAAAATCATAAGTCTTCGTACCTACTGATAATGTTTGTTCATAGGTTACTAACGTGAAGGGCCACTCTTGAGCCTCTTGAAGTATTTCACGTATAGAAGAATTAATAGAATCTTTAGCTAGTGACTGTACGTTTTTAGTTGAAGTAAAATCAACTTCACTAATTTCAACCTCGTTAAGACGACGAAGTAATTCATTCACTAGGTTTATATAAGTCGCCATGTTAATTCCTAAGAGATTTTAAATGTATATAAAGGGGCTAACATGAAGCCAGCCCCCTCAAAGTGTTTTATTATGCTAAGTTATATTTAGCTGTTACCAACGCTTCTGGACGTAAGATCTTGCGTCCGTAAAGATGCATACCACGGCAGATGTCAGCGAATGAATCTGGATCACGGTATGTTTCTGTTTTGTTGATTTGCTCTGCAGTTGCTACAGCTGAGTCATGACCAGCTACGATAACACCGTAGTTAGCATTTTGGTTAGCTGTGTTTGTAGTTCCTGCACCAGTACCTACTGATGGTAAGTTACTTGAAGTATATACACGGAAACCGTGGAAGTTATTCAAGACTAGACCGTTACGTAATCCACCTGACTCACCGAAGTCTGCGTTAAACAGACGTGAATCTTCATCACGAAGGACTTCCATCATGATAGGATCAAGTACAAGCCATCTACCTGCAGTGTCTACTTGGTTCTGGTCTAACAAACGACCCATACGTGAAATCAACATTGCTGGTGATACGTATGCTGTTGGTAGAGCAGTTGCTCCTGGTAAACGTGCTGCAACTGGGATCGAGTGATCACCTGCTGAAGTTGTAGTAATGTTTCCGAAGTCACCTTTTTTCAGCTTATTAGCTGTAAGTAATTCGTCTGAACCAGCAGCTGTATTAGCTTTAGTTCCATTTACTGCATCGTTTACTGCACCTGCGTTAGCATGTAATGCAGACTGTTTGTACCCACTTAAGTAGCCCAATACTTCTTGGTCATGCTGATCAGCCAAGCGGAAAGCAGCTCGGTTTGTAGCCATGTCCATGAAATTAACATGGGAGTGTGCTTCTTCGATGTCGTCGATTTTAAATGCAAAGTAGTTTGCTTTATCTACAACAAGTGAAAAGTCTGCGTCAGCTAAATCTTGTGCAGCAATAGTTGTGCCACGCTTATACGCTGATACGCTTACTTCAGGTTCTTTAATGATTTTTACAGTGTCACCTTGCGATGCAATTTCACCGAAATAATCAGAGTTAGTGATGTCACCACATACTGTGGACTTGCGGAATGCAAGTTGTACTTTTTTGGAATAAATTACGGAACTAAAGTTACCATTCGGTAAGTTTGTATATCCGCTTGCGGATGCAAATGCCATTATAATTCTCCTTGAATGTTTGGCTTATGATAAAGAGGTAAGTACGAGTTAAAGGTACAGACCTCAACTCAGAGAAACTAAACGTGAAGCAAAGAGGCTGATGGTTTTCTAGGGTGCGTTATGATAACAGTCGGCCAACCATTATCTAAACGGGCCTGTACTTAATCAGGTAGTTCTTATTTGTAGTTTAAGTTTTATTGGTTGTAGGCAAGAGAGGTAGTCCACAAGGGAGGCTCTTGTTCCTGCCGATAGTTATACTTCAGATAAACGTAATGTCAACACTTAACGTGCATTTCCTGAAATATCGTAGACAAATTTACCATTGCGCATAGCTTTGTTAATATTGTCTTGGTTTTCTTCAAATTCTTTACTAGACATTCTTGCTACATCAGACTCACGGATTTGTCCACCAGCCTCATCAGCGTCTACTTTAGTCTTTGAAGTTCTACTAACCATTGAAGCTGCTGCCTTTTTACCAGCTTTCTTAGCTTCTTTAGTTAATCCTTTGTCAACCTTATATAGGTCGATAACTCTAATTACAGAACGGGGATCATCTGCATTCTCATAGACAGCATCTTGTACCCACTTAGGTTGCTCTTCTGCCCAGTCATGAAAACTATCTGACTCACGTATTGTAATAAAATCTGAGTGAGACTCTAGTATAGTAGCCTCTGCTGACTTACGCATAGTCTCATCATTCATTTTATCTAGCTGTTGTAATCTAGCTTCAGCTTTACTAAATAACTGTTGAGCTTTTTTAGCAGCTATAGTTTCTACTATGCCAGCAATGTCAGGATGTTCTGATGCCCATGCTTCTATATCTTCATCAGATTTGGGTGGTATAATATTCTCACCCTTCATACGAGCTTCTAAGTCTTCAAACTTTTCTTGCCAGTCTTTTTCTTTCTCAGACATATGACGACGAAGATCACCATATCTTTTCTTAAAAGACTTTTCTTCTCGACTTAGCCCCTCATCAGACTCCGATGCTTCGGCTTCCTCTTTGGCTTCTTCTTGTTTGGAACTACTTGCATCCGATACTTCGGTTGTCTCAGATCCTTCGCCATCGGGTTCTTCTTCAATGGTTTCACCACGAGCCTCTGCTTCTAAACGTTCTATTTCTTTTTCTTCAGCTTCCATAGCTGCACGTTTTTTACTGTTGTTATAACCTCGGTCTATAAATCCTGCAGACTTTGGAGTTTCTACTATATCTAATTCTGGCATATCCGTTATCCTTATGTTGGGGTCAGCATAATTGCTGAGTAGCCTTATCGTTGTTTGGATACCTTATAGGTATTTATTTTTTATTTGGTTTTTTCATTAATCCGCCTTTAGCTCTACCACCACTATATGATTTTCCATATTTTTTAGTAGCTGCTTGCTTACGTTTTGCAACTGATCCAGTAGCTTTTTTCTGAGTTTTAGCAACCTTACCCCCAGACCAAGATTTATCTCTATTATCACGTTTAGCTACAGTTGCAGCATTAGCTGCAGCTTGTTCGTCTCTAATACGTTTTGCTTCAGCTAATGCTAAAGCCTCTTTTCTTTTAGCTTCAGCTGCTGCTGCTTGTCTTGCTTCTTCTTTTTTTGAAGCTGCTGATATTGCTTTATCTCTTTGACTTGAATTTTTAGCTTGAAGCTCTTTATTGTTTGCTTCTATTGCAGCTTTAAGTTCATCTTTCTTATACTGTGGCATGTTCTGTAAGTCAGCAACACTATGGAAACCGTTACCTCTAGTTCCTTCCACATCATCAAGAAAACCTCTACCCATAATTTGATTTACTAATGTTATAGTATAACCTTCACCATTTTGGGTATCAGCAAAAGCTCTTTGGTCCTCAGTCATATTAGCTTTATAAGACTCTCCAGCTTTTACTGCAGATGCTGCTGAGACAGAATCACCAATTAAGTTTGCTATATTTTCCATAGCTTTAATTTTATTTATCGTTGCTTTTCTTTCCATCTTCTGACCAATAACCATAGCCGGCCCCCACAATGGATTAGTCAGTGCTATACCTTGAGCTAACTTACTTGGTTTTTCTTGAGGCTTAGATAGCTCTTTCATATAAGCATCAAAGTCTTCTGGGTTAGACCAATCAAGTTGTTCAGTTGCTTGTACTCTCCAACCTTTTTCAACGTAAGGTGTAGACATCTCAGTACCACCTATACCATCCATATTATCTTTATCCCTAGGTTGCACCTCTTCTGTAGGAGTTGTAGGTTCTATTTCAGGTACACAGCTATCTGATTCTTCATCATATACTGTACCTGGAGCACATACTGGTGGAGTCTTAATAGGTCTTTCTTCAGGTGATTTAGGTACTCCTGGGCCTTGATAGAAATAAGACCCACCTGGAATACCATACATAGAGGATATAGATGTAGGAGATAAAGAATATGATTGTTTTTGATCATCAGTCATATTTAAAGGTTTAACTTGATTTGATTTTATTGTAGTTCCTAATCCTGTCATTGATAGTGGATCTAAGTAAGTTCCTTCAGCAGCTTTAACAGGTTGTTGATTAGTTACTGGATTAGTTGTTTGAGCTGGAGCATTCTGTGCTTGCATTTGATTAGGTTGATTAGTAGCTGGAGTACGATTAATAGTAATACCACGTTTAGCTAACTCATCCATAATCCCAGGATTGTTTTTAGTCATTTGCATAAACTGACCAATAACTTGATCTATTCGAGTAGGATCATTATAAGGAGATTGAGTCATTCCACCAGTAGCAAAACCTACAGTTAAACCACCTTCGTTTAACTTTTTATTTACTAATGGATCATTCATTGCAGTGTAAACCATCTTATCCATAAGACCGCCATTAGCTACACCTGTTCTCATCATCTCTTCAAGACCAGCCAGATCGCCTTCAGTCATACCTTTACTAGGTTCAACTGGTTCACCACCTATCCTACCATCTTGTTCCATACTCTGTAAGCCCATCTTGGCTTCCATTCGCATATCTTCAAATACTTTTACACCAAAATATCTTACGACATCGGCAGGTACTACATACTCACCTTCAGACAGTTGAGCTGGAATATCATCACGTACTTCACTAGCGAGAGAACCTGAAGGTATTTCATTACCTGATACAGGATCACGATCCATTCCGTCATCTGCAATACCACCTTCTTCAAACATACTCATCTGTCTATCCATTAACTTGATCCCTTAACTGTTTCATCTTGCGTAAAGCAAATGCTTGTCCTTGAAGTCTATACAACTCTTCAGCCCTACTAGACTGTTCCATTACTCTGTGTACCTCTGAAATTCTTCTCTCTATTTCTTCTAGAAAAGAATCCCATAAAGCTTTGTCATTTACAAAAGGCTTTAGGTTATTCATGCAGCACCTTGTCCTGTATTAGCTGAGAACCCAGGTTCACCTGGAGTAGGAACTGAGCCTGTCCCTATAGTACCACCACCAGCTCCTGTAGGATCTCCTGCCTGTGCACCAGCTGGTCCACCTTGAGGCTGTCCTGGGGCTTCTGGTTGAGGCTCAGGAGGATTAGCTTCCTGCCACTTTTTAAGCATTTCTGCTTGTACTGTAGCATCAGACATTGAATTAACTAATTTATCAGGATCAAGTTCCATAGACTTAGCTATCTCACGAATAATATAATCCATCTTAGCAAACGGAGCTAGTACTGGGTTTTGTACAACTTGTAAGAACTGCATTAGTCGTTGACTACGTACTTCATTAGCCATTAAGCTTTCTGTACCACGAGCCTTAACATCAAGATCACCTTTGATATCTTCATCATAATCAAACTGCATATTAAAGTTAAAGAATGCTTTAGCTAGAGGGCCAAGTAGGTAGTCATCTACATTCTTAACTACATTACGAATACTTCCGTTAGCCGCAGACATAAGCATTGAGATACCAGAAGCTGTACGACCTACACCT